GGTTGAAAGGGCTGCTGAAGAGTTAGAGGACGAGGCTGAAGAGGAGGCCACTGGCAAGCCTGAGGAGATGGATAGCGAAGATCCGTTAGGCACTCCTGATGAATTAGATAGTAATTCTGAGGTCCCAACTAATGATGCTGATAAAGACGCTGAAGAAGCTGCTGAAGAGGTAAAGGCTGAGGTGAAGGATAAGGAAGATGAAGAATCCGAAAAGCAGCCTGAGGAGGACATGGGGGATAAGGAAGATGAAGAGGATCCTAAGGAAATGGGTCAAGATGATCTAACCTCGTTACTCTCTAAACTCGAAGATCTCTTAGACGATATCAAGCCTGACGATGAAGACAAGAAAAAAGATCCAGAACAGTACAAGTCGTAAGGAGGTTTAAATGACGTTTAATAAAATACCTCTTGCCATCGGGTATGACCCCGCGACTGGTAATGCTTCAGGGTTAACTGAGTTTGTCCTTAATTTAAGCGATGTTGGAGATGTTTGCTCAGCGGTCCCATCGGTAGGTCAGGTATTAGCGTTTAGTGGCACTTCCTGGTGTGCTTCAACTGTAGTTACCGGCGGTGGTGGGAGCACTTTCACTTGCGCTGATCTGGGTTCTTGCCACCCAAGCTCCCTGTCAGGTATCTGTAGTACTCCTCCGACACTGGGACAAGTATTGAGTTATAACGGAACTGATTACTGCCCTTCAACCATAGTATTTCCGTCTGCAAGTGCCACCCTTCCAACTGGTTCAACTGGAGATATTCTTGTTGTTGGTGAGGGCGATAGTGCATTTGGTGCGGCGGTTGCTTCAGGAACCTTATTCGACCAGGGTATTGCAGCTAAACAAATTGCCACAGTAACTTCAGGGGCTGCTGTTAACTTCCCTAATGGCGTCCAATCGGGTGGTAGTGATCTGATACCTCAACAAGGAAGCTTGGATGCAGGTGACATACTAATCGTACCTCAAGGTGGATCCACGTTCACCAACCATATTGCATCAGGAGATCTATTCGATGCAGGTATCGCAGTTAAGCAGATTGCTACAGTAACTTCAGGAGCTACTACTAACTTCCCTAATGGTATTCAATCAGGTGGTAGTGACCTAGCCACAGAGGCTGAACTACTTAGTGTGTCTAATGCGTTACTTCCCAGTTCTGTTGCCGGTAATAATGAGATATACTATAAAAACGCAGCGGTTCCCGATGGGCTGGCAACTACAACTGGATCTAGACACTTTATAACAGATGTCGTATATGATCCTAATGATCTAGCTCCAGGAGCTAGCTTAGTCTACACAGGCGACAATGACGGTGAAGGATGGCAACTAACTACAGCGGGAACTGGAGGTCTTGGAATGACTGTCCAATCCCCTGCTGGGGCCACCGGAAAGGATGGAACTGTTACTGCAAACAGTCTCATATTAGTGTCGGGAACATCAGTATCTGCGACGAGAGGCGTTGCTTTAGGTTCCAATGCCTTAGAATTCCTTGATAATAATGCTAGTGCAACCACGGTCAGAGCGAATGATTTAAACGTTACTACTGACATTACCGTGGGTGGTACAGTTGATGGTGTAGACATTGCGTCTAGAGACGCTGTGCTAACAAGTACGACCACCACTGCAAATAATGCTCTGCCTAAAGCAGGCGGCACGATGACAGGCACTTTGCAGATTGATGCGGGTGCTCCATCAATGATACTGAAGGATACGACAGATGACGACGATCATACTATAGTCTTTAGGAGTAATGCTGATGTTGATGAGTTTGTTATTAGAACAGGGGATAAGGTCGCTGGTCTTGGAGATAACTTCCAATTAGGATCAACCTCGAATAATGGACTTACACTAATCACCAATAATTCTGTCGGCTTATTAATAGATGCCGCACAAAATGTAACAGCCTCTGGTAACTTATTTCTGTCAGGTAATCTAAATGCCCCCTATACGTCGCTTGCAAACGCTGGGATTACCACAACGCTTCATAGAGAAGTTGGAGCACCAGTAGCATCGTCTAACTCCACCAGTCTTGCGGAGGTTGCATCTTACACTTTACCTGCTAACGTGCTCACTCTAGGCGACATCGATATTATGATTCGAGGCCGTCAACTCGCACAAGGAGCTAACCTTAGGTGGAATTTTAAAATAGCTGGCACTAACATTCTTAACTCTGCGATATCACAGGGTACTTATTCAGACTTTACCCGGTATACGATGCATATTCAGATATCAAAGATGGCAACCGACAGGCAAATGGTAACTGCTCGGTTTATCCAAGGGACTGGAACTGGCTCGGCAGCAGGCTTTAGCGGTTGGTCAAGCACTCACCGGGACGGTCTTATCCATGCTGAAGCGACAGGGGATGAGAGTGGAACGCTAGCACTGTCCCTAGAAGCACAGCAGAGTGATGCGGCTCAAACAGTTTCTGTTGATCAATTTACCGTTAAGTTGATACCAAACGCATTCGCCTAACCTAAAAGCATATCACCACGCTTAAGTGAGTTGAACAGGCGGGTGTAGAAAAGTTCACGAAGAGAGTCTAGCTCTCTAATTAAGCTTGTAAGGTTTCTAACGGTGGACTCATTAATTTTACCGTTTTCCTTCATATCTGTGAGTATGTCAATACACGCATCAATCAAGTTTGTTTGATCTTTCGTAATTTTGTTAATCGTGTCAACTTGAGCCTCTTTAGTAATAATTTCAGAATCGGACATTGCTTACCTCAAACTTTAATCTTTTGTAGTGTCGTATCCTCTGCTTTGAGTGATTCTCTAGGTAAGGCATACGATCATAGAAGTCGTAGAAATACATCTTATCTTTACCGTCTGCTTTACGAATACCTCTACCTAATCCCTGTAGTGTGGGAACCTCACCTGATAAACCTCTAGCGTTGATCATGTGAGTAATTTCATCAATGCTAATACCAGTTTGCATGACGTTGGTGCCAATGATAGTAGCAGCTTTATTGTCCTTCACAAACTTGTTAATGATATCATATCTACTGTCGATATCATCCTTACCTTCGATAGTGTAGCAGTTAGAAATTCTTTCTTGCAAATTCTCAATGTGTTGCAAGTTTTTTACAAGAATTAATATTTTTGCATTAGGGTTAGATCGATATACTTTTGATACGATATCCTTAATTTTATCATTACGAACATCACAATTTACCACGTATTGATCATAAATATCAAGGTAAGTTAAATCACTCGCAACAGAGGATACAGGAGTATTATCTACAACTTGAATTATAGGCTTGGCAAGAGCACCATCCTTAATTAAATCTTCTGCTGTTCTGGTAGTGTATACTGATCCAAAAGCGCCCTCTAGAACCATCCTAGCGTTGATATCTTTTGCCCCTTCTCTGGGTGGGGTGGCTGTAAATGCGAGCCTGTAAGAGGCATTAGGGAAGCTTTCAATGGCTGCTATTGTGGTATCGCCTTTGCAGAATTGGTGAGCCTCGTCAACCATCAAAATTTCAGATTCTTTTAGATGAGTGTCGATAATTCGTTCGATGCTTTGAACTGTCGAAAGCATTATTTTCCCAGGAACATATCCCTCCCCAGAGTTATAACCTAAATCCTTAATTCCACATTTCTTGAAAAACTCATAAGTTTGCTTAAGAATACCTTTCTCTCTAAACAAGACAACCCCTGTCGGATTGTCTCCCCATTGTAATGCAGCGATACAGCCAGCCATTATTAAGGTTTTGCCCGATCCTGTTGGGCTGTCTACTATGGCCCTCTTTCTTTTCAGACAATTATAAATTGCTCTTTCTTGATATTCACGATATTCAAAGTTACCAACTTGAGGGATAAAATATTCTTCCTTCTCAGGTTTGTTTTCCCACTCTATGTCTGTAGCGCCAATTTCCTCTAAATCCCTCATAATACGAGTCAGAAGCCCTGTTCTAAATTTACCGTTTGCTCCAAAGTATCTCTTCTTACCATCCCATCGTCTATTTCTATAGGACTGGGCATACTCATGACCTGGAACAGAAAAGGCATACTTTTCCCTCAAAGCTGCTATAATTTTAGGGTTATCTGTTTCTAGGGTTGACGTTAAGTTACCTACTACTATTTTCATATACTATAATAGTAATTGCCACAGTAGTATCTCATGAGTGTAAACAAACAAATTCAAAGTTCGTCAGAGGATCCGCGAGAAACGGCCCTTAATGAATTATTTTCTAATTCAACAGAAGATTCATTGACGATCACCGAACTACCCTCAAAGGGTAAATTCTACCCAGGCTTTCAAGGTGTTGAGGTTAAGCCTTTAACATTCTTGGATGAGCAGAAAGTATTAAACGCTAAAGATTCAAACAGTGACATAGTTTCAAAGCTCCTTGAAAAGACAGTTGAAGGAGTAAACGTAGATGAGTTACTATTTATGGATAAGATGTTTCTCCTGATGAAGGTCCGAGAAATATCCTACGGGGAAAACTACGAATTCAATATCACTTGCCCAGCCTGTGCATCTGAAATTAAAACTTCCTTAATACTATCTGAGCACTTAAATATGACGCAAGTCCCCGATGACTTGAGTGATCCTAGGGAGATTGAGTTACCTAAACTTAAGGCCAAGGCTGAGGTCAGGTTCCCCAGAAGCCGTGAGGAGGTTTTCTTAGGTGATTCTGAGGAAGTCTATAAGAATATCTACCGATTCGTGATCTCAATTAACGGTAATAAGGATCCTGTCTTCATCTCAAAAGCCTTAAAAAGGATGCATATTCGAGACATTAAGAAGATAGTATCTGAGATAAATAAGGGGGAGTATGGAGTTAACCCCAGATTCATATTCGAATGCCCAGAATGTAACCATACTGAAACTATGGCGGTGCCTTTAGATGTCGGTTTTTTTTCAGTGAGCTAACTAACAGTTTATCCTCGGAGGATCTTCTTTATCAAGCGTATATATTAGTAAATAAGGTAGGCTTATCTTACTCAGACATAAAAATTATGACTCAGAAAGAGCGTTTAGCCTTTATCAACTTCTATACCGAAGAAATGAAGAAGCTGGAGAGTTAGCATGAAAATTAATGGAAATCAAGTCACTACAAGACACGAGAGACCTACTGTTTTAGGGCCTACCGCCCTCATAATGTATTTTATCAACGATGGTCAGTACACTGATCCTCATTCGATTAGTGGAGTGTCAATATTTGCCGCTTCCGATAATCAATCCCCTAGCTCGGTAATTAGCTCTGATGGTGAGATTAAGACGGATGTGACAGGTAGTGTGCTGATGCACTTCTCAAACAGTGCTGCTCTCACCACAGATAGTGGATTTGACGCTACCAACTATAACGCAAATTCAGACTCTTCCGGCATTTATAAACTGGATACAGGAAAGTTTGCCTGTGTCCTAGCAGCATCCTCTGTTGTTCCTAGTGGGGTATTCAACCTGTCCGGTGATACAACGATCCTGAACAGAGTATCTTCGACAGGAGATTACATTGATGTTTGGACAGTTAAACGAGTTGCTGGTTCAGATCTAGACACAATAATCAACGATTTCACGTTAACTGAAGATAGATTTTTTGGAGTTACGGAGCCTTTACTTTTCCGCGTATCCACCAGACTTGAAAATAATTACATTGTCTTAGGGTCTAAGGTCGATCTTAAATTTACTAATGAGTTTACTCTAGAAAATGCCAATATCGATCGAAGCATAGTAAACCTATTCAAGCAGTCGTTAGTGACCGACCCGATGATTGAGATCTACAAAAAGAATCAAGATAGGAATTTAGACGCAAGAGTCGAGGTTTCTGGTTACTCAGATACTTCCGGTTACGTTGATACCACATCTGAGAATACAGTCATCTTCACGTTTAACACAGATGATCTTAAGACTCACGCAAAACTTCTAGACGGTAGCCTGGGTTCTATGACAGGCACCTATGTTGCTAGACTTAAGTTTAACGCTCTAAATCAAACCATTGTCTCAAATGACATGGCCTTTATCATACGCTAGGTAAACTAGATGAAGCTCGTCTAGCTTGCCAGTTTTCTCGGCTTCTGCTTTAAGGAAGTCGGGTCCCTTTTTGATTAAGATCTCATTCCAGTCCTTGAAGGGTTCAGGAGGCACGACGGTATACAAATCGTCTCTTCGAGCCCAGTGCGCCAGACGCATAAACTTCTGACGCCCAGTAATACCTGGGCCGTCGCTGTCAAAGGCACATACTAACGGTCCTGTGTATTGACTTAACTGAAGCATCTGCTCGCGGCTCGTAAAGCAGCTTAGAGTGGTGGTAGCATTCAGTCCCACTGCCTGTAGACTAAGACAATCAAAGACACCCTCAGTGATGTATAGAGGCTCTTGAGACCCGTAATCGAAGGGGTATAGAACCTGCGAACTCTTCAAGTTCTTGCAGTTAAGATACTTAGGTTGCTCATCGCCAAGAGCACGCGCCTGGAAGTAAAAGAGTTTTCCGTTGCGGTTGGTGAAGGGGATAATCAATCTGCCCTTGTATTTTCCATCTGTGGCAATATAAAACTTGAATTGATTTACACCACGAGACTGTGCAAAAGGATGATCCTCTACAAACTTGAAGTTCTTCGCTTCATCAAGGTCTGAATCAATCTGATTTGGGTCAAACTCCTCGATGGGACGACGGCCTTTGTACCCTGACATAAAGTCCTCGAATACAAACTTCTCATAAGCTTCGCGGTAACTGCACTTCTCCAGCACAGCGTAGAGTTTTAGGAAGTTGCCAACCTCGCCAGTCTTGAAGCACCTCCACAACCCAGTCTCCATGTTGATAGACATATGCCGCTTGTAGTCATTATCTACGAAGATAGATGGAACTACTAGTTCGGTATCGTCACTTGAAAGTCTATAATTAGACTGGAACTTATCCAGACAGTACTTTCTAATAAAGGAATCAGAGCCTATGTTCATAAATAGTATTAGTGCCTCTAAAGGAGACATCATAGACCAGTGCCTGTGGAAATACAGACTGAAATACATCTTGAAGCTGCCGGGATTCGGCTCGAAGAATGAGGACGCTTTGAACTTCGGGTCTTTTATTCACAAGATATTTGAACTGGGTTATAAGGAGAAGGACATTAAGTCTTTGTTGAAAATTGCGGAGCAAGAGCGTTCAACGTATAAAGTGCCCTTCCGTGATAATGATAGGATGAAGTCCTGTCTAGAAAACTTTATTCTTTGGAATCAAGGTCTTGGAGAAACTCTATCTACCGAACAGGTTGTAAACGTCCCCCTTGATGAGAAGAATGATATCAACTTTGTAGGGGTCATCGACCGTGTAATCAAGGGAAATGATGGTGGATATCTGGTTATCGACTACAAGACTTCTAAGAGGGAGAAGAAGAAAAAGACCCTCATGGACGACAACCAGTTAAAGGGATACGCATGGGCAATTCACATGCTTTACGATGTCCCTTACGATAAAATTTACTGTGCTCATTACTACCCTGTCACCGGAAACTTTGTAGCTGTGAAGTTTGGGAGATTCCAGATCGACAGGTGGAGAAAGAAGCAGATTGAAAAAGTCTGGCGTATTCGAAAGAAGAAGAAGGATGAGTTCTGGGCTCAAGAGAACGTCTTCTGCGACTGGTGTGAGTACAAAGAAGCTTGCCCTAGATTTAACGCAGAATCAGTTGTCTGCCAGAGGATTGATGAGCAGAAAGAACTTAAGAAGAAAATAAAGAATTCAACATAAGGAACACAACGATTCCAACGACTAAGTAGTGAAACGAGTCTCCTTGATCCCAATTGGGGCCTGGGTCCGACTTGTACTGCTTCATCATCTCAGCCCTGAACAGGGCCGACTTCATGCTTTCTTCGATGTTTCTCATAGGTCTTTTATATTTCCTTTGATTATAGGAAAGTAAACCTCGTAGTCAATGTCTTCTAGGAAAGTTTTTATAACTTCTTCATTAAAGCCCGAGTCAACAACAAGAAACTTATAAATCGTTTGAAGTTTTAAAGGCTTCCTTGTGTCTAGTGACTTTAATAATCTAAGTTGATAGAGGCTAGGTAACCTCTTACCATACTTGAAACTCCATTTTCCTACAAAATCACTGGAGAAAGTAAAGTTCAGCAAATCAATAGTTTCAACTAAATCCTCTTCTAAGGTGCTCATATATTATAAATAGTTATAGAGGCACCCCTTCTGATAATTGCACTAAATATCGGAATCTTGCTATAATATTACAATGAATAGAGGTCTAGATCGTCCACTTCAGCAACTTCTAGTAGATTACGCAGTAACTGTGGTTGAGACCTCATATTTAGGGCTCAGACCAGGAGACTTCATTCAATTCACCTACAGGGGATCCTTCAGAAATGGGCTAGTGGTATCGTCCCAGAGAACCACAGATGGTATGTTTCTCTCCTCTAGAAACAATACCCTACTTAATATTGTCCTTACCCCAGCGTTATCAGAGGCTATGTTTTCCTTAATGGTAAATAATTTATACAACAACGAAGCAGCTTGCAACTATCGATCCCCTGCTATCATAGGAGCTTTTTTGGGTAAGCAGAATTTCAGAACATTCAACGTCGCTGGAATCAGAGACATACTAAAGGTAAATATTCAAAATGGTTGATCCAAATAATCCGAATATAGGCGAACAGTTCAGAGCCGAGCAGCAGGAAATTCAAGTAGAATTAACCAGGGCGACTAGAAGACTTAACTTAAGTGTTCTCCAAGCTACGCGACAACTGGCAGGACAGGTCACCGCCTTTGTCAACCCTATTAATAGGCTTACAGATTCTTTGTCTCGGTTAGACAAGACCAATAGAGCAAGTTTAGCTTTAGGCACCACCACTGATAAGCTTAGAAAGTCTGTCGAAGCTAATTCTGATGTATTAGACCGAGGATTGGTTAGCACTCAAAAGTTAATGGATGCTATTGTTCAGAACTTTGAGTCCGGTATAAGAGTTCAAAATGGTGCAATCGCAGACCTCACCGAGGAGATGATTGCTACTGGCCAAGACCTTAATGGGTTGACGAGTATGAACTCGGATCTCCTTTTATTCACTGGCGACAACATAAGAGCCGTTCAGGATGCTAATAGAGCAAACCGAGAGATTAGCGATAAGTATGGGGTATCCAACCAAAAACTTATAGACTCTGTTAATTCTTTAAAGAGCACTTTCGAAGAAGCCTCATTCTTCGGAGGTGAAACTACTGCTTCCCTTGAAACTTTAACCATGGAGTTGAAAGCAAGAACAGGTGGTAAGAATGTAGAGGGCGCGATTCAAACCTTGCTAGGTTTGGGTACTGGGGGTTTGGGTAATCTGGGTGCCGCTTTAAGAACCGGGGCTGGTGGTCTTCGAGCTAGAATTTCTGCTGGGCAAGCAGTGGGTATGGGAGATATCATGCCCATTCTACAGCAAGTATCCCAGATAGCAAGAGAGTCTGGAGGTGGTGATCTTGCTCTTGGGGCTGATATTGCTGCTATGAGGACTGGTCTTAGCAGACAACAAGTGGTTCAATTAGTAAACTTAAATCAACAGCTTCAGAAAGACTATACACTCAATGAGGAGTCTAAGAAGACTACTGATGAAACTTTCAATAGTATACAAAACATTAACGAGAGAGCAAGGAATTTCTACGACAAAACTGCGATTGAGTCGTTATCAATGTTAGGATCTATTAGTACAGCAACCGCAGCGATGGCTGCAAATACTCTCATGGCAGGAGGCGGATTAGCTGGTTTACTTCCCGCCGGTAAAGGTGGTTTAGCTGGTGGCGCTGCTCGTATTGGTAGTATGCTTCCTCGCATTGGTGGAGCAGCCGCACTAGGCGGCGCAGCAGCCGGAGTAAAAGCAACAGTTGGCGGCGGATTCCTTAGCAACATACTAACAGGGGCATCTGTAGGTTCTCTGGGTGGTCCAATGGGTGCCCTTGTTGGAGGTGCTGGTGGTCTTATATTCAGCATCTTCGAAAGTATCGCGGGTAGCACTGAGGAGACTGCCGAAGAGGTTAAGAAAACACGAGAACTTGAACAAGAAAAAATTCGACAAGAAATCGCATTGAAAGCCTCTAAGGACTTGTCCAGGATCACTTTCTTAGCTGATTATGTTAGAAGTAGAAGTGGTATTGATTTAAGTCGTAATTCTGAAGTGTACTTGGAGGGGATTCTTAAAGGTATACAGGCCATGCAGGCTGACGCTGCGGCTGGTCGTACAACGGCAGTTAAGAGATAGGCATTATAATGGGATCATTATTAAAAGATTTATTTAAAGGTTACGACGGAAGTCTTAAGAAAAACAATCGCTTACTGCATGAGCGATCCCATTTAGCTTTAGAATTTCCACAATCGAACAACCGAGTTATCCGAACGTTCATACCCATGTTGCAAAATGCTCAGGTCTCAGAACGAGGAACTGCTAACTTAAACAATTACAATTTAGTGGGTCGCGCCGGTCAGTTATTTTCTTATGCTGGCGCTCAGTCTCGAAAGATTAACCTAACGTTCAACATTAGTTTGTTGCATGTCCTAGAAATGGATTCAACTGAAGGAATTTCTGGTAAGTTTAAGCAGCAATTTAAACTCTTCTTTACGGAAAGGGAGGATGCTAGAAAGCTATTTAATTTGCGTGATGAAGCAAACTTAATATCAGAGGGGCGTCGTTTAGAGGACGGAACCTTTCTTCTTGAAGCACCGAATGATCCAGTGTTTCTTCCTGAGGACGTTGCCGATGTAGCTCGTCTTGATCTTGAAGCTGATGAATTCTTAGGAAACTCTGACCAGGAAATAAATGGCAAAGGAAGGGACTACGCGAGCATTCACAGAAACTATTATCGCAAACTAATAGGTGAATTAACAGGTGAGCCTGTTGACACTGAAGAGAGCGAAAGTTTTCTTGAACCTCTTTTAAGTGAATTTGATATTTCATTAGCATCCCAAGGATACAAGAATGTTAACGATACTATCAATTTAGTTTACTGTTGGGTGAATCTTATACGAGGCACTATCCTGAACAACTCCTCTAATACACTTTATGGTCCTCCGATTGTTAGACTAACTCATGGTCCAATGTATAACAACGTTCCCTGTCTAGTTGAGAACTACAGCATCCGTATTGCAGAGGAAGCAGGTTACGATGTCCAGACGTTTACGCCGCGTCAGATCGAAGTTAGTCTTTCCTTAATTGAGTCTCGAACAGGTAACTTTGGCAAATACCAAGCTACGACCCTTCAGACCGGAGATAACCTCACGGGCTGGGAATCTATAATAAGTAACAACGATCTCGATCCTCAAAACGGATTGATAGGGAAGGGTTCTCTATGATATACAAAAATCATTTAAAGATGGGCTTTACGGAGGTCATCCACAAGAATAATAAAGTTGTATCAAGTCTGAATTCGTCAGAGTTTAGAGCATTTATTGAATCATTAAGTGATAGCGCCTATCGGGTAGGTAGGATCCCCCCAGGATTTGAACATCGCGCCGACAGGATTTCTGATTTATTTTATGATACTCCTGAGCTAGATTGGCTTGTGTGTTGGACAAATAATGTATCGGACCCGTTCGAGCAATTAAATGTTGGTGACAGGATTAGAATCCTGAAGTGATATGTCAAAATCTTTTCCATACAACATTGTTTTAACTAAGTCTGCCGAGGTGGCGGAGAAGCTTTTTTTTGACAAAGATATAACGGGAAATACAGTTAATAAGCGAAGACTCGATTCAATTTATGAAGGTTTGTCCAAAGAAGAAATTGCAGATACAGTAGTCGTATCTCCTTTTTCTAATAATGGGTTTATTAGTTTAACTAATGAACTATCCCCAGGTACAGGCACAAGGTTTGTTACTTTAAGGATGATGGAAACATCTACTCTGATAGAGAAGTTCCTCATTCCCTCGAATGCTCAAGAAGAATTAGTTATCTCTAGATTTAAGAAGAGACTAAAAAATTCTTTGACCCTAGATCCTGACACTTTAGACATCTTGAGTAAAATTCGTCCAAGGTTTTATTTGGCTTACGGGATCGGAGATGATGTTAGTAATTGGTCGGGACCATTCATCATTGATCTTATAGATGCAAATTTAAAAATAACAGCAGAGGGTATACGTGAGTTAGAGTTGTTTTTCACACCAACTGTAGACAGCTTGAAGGTGTTTACCAACAAAATATTTAAGGATGAAGACCTTGCTCAGGCGGCTTCAGTGTTCGATACTAACAGGGCAACCACTGCGGGTATAGAGACCAGAACTGAGTTGAGCTTTGGTGTGAGTAAGCTTAATAAAACTTCACTAAAAGATTTTACTTCGAAAGGTGATAGGTGGAACTTTGCAATAAGAAAAGTAATTAGACAATACCTTAATGATAAATACAGCACCGTGCCTACAGGTAATGTTTTAGTTCTACTAGATCAAGATTTAGATAAACCCAGTAGCGATAAGGATGCACCATTTAATCTTAAGAATACATCAATAGATGCAGACTTTGTATCAACTTATTCTGATCTTCTCGCAGAATACGGCATAAATTGCAGGTACCCGCTCACGGATGCGGCTGGTATTCCCTTTTTTGAGCCAGGGGTTACCGGCACGCAATCATTCGATGCACCTGAAAGCGTAGAGTATGTTACTAAAATAAATAGTGCTAAATCAGAAATTGCCAATGTTGCCGAGAAAGTATTGGAACAATCCGCTAGTCCAGAGCTAGAAGAGAAGATACAGGAGATAAAGGTTCAAATAAGTGCGTTAGAGTGGTGGTTCCGAGACGCTCCGCCAGAGGCCCTACCCAGCGCCGACATCCAACGCCTCACGGCTGACTTAAAGAAATTAGAAAAAATTAAAGAAGAGAATAAACCAAAGATATCAACGAGTGGGCCGCTTCCTGACATTAGGATACCGCCCGGTGGAGGATTAGAGAACATAAAAGCACCGCCCGCGAATCAAGATGCGTCGATGGAAAACTTTACTCTTTTCCCCACCTTTGATGCGACAGGTGTAGTGTTAGGATTTTACACTGAATATGTTTGGAAAGATATTGACGATAATATTCTAGAATCCATTAGACCTTTATACAAGTTCTTTTCAAAGTTAAAGACTAAATCAACAAGAGCATTTGATCCTATTTTCTTAGAGGAAAACGATAGGAAGCTAACTCAACTTCTTAAGAAACACAATTTAATTGATGATCCAAATGCACCTGTAATCCTAGTCGGAGACAGGAATATTATATCAAATCTCGTATATAAACCAGGTGTCCCTCCTGAAAAAAGCAAGATGTTCACTTATGAGTTTGATGTTGAGGGTTTAGAGAGTAATTGGACAAAGTTTAAAAAAGATCTACAGCTTACGTTCTATAAAGACAAGCCACGTACTTCCTCAATGGGTGAAAAAATAGACTTTGGACCATATAAGGGATTTGAAACTAGAGTGGAAGATGATTCCTTAATCTTCATGCACAATTTGAAAAACTCAAATGTTCTTGATGTGAGTTTTGATGCTAGTCCGTATAAGGCTGAACTTTTAAACGTGGCTAACGAATCTAAGTTTAGATTGTTAAACCAAGGAATAGACATCAACGAAGAACAGACAGTGTTAGATAATTCTTTAAAGATTGATATTTTAGATGAGTTATACAACTTGGTAAAGACCCAGAAGGATCTTGGAACTGATCCCTCCAAGATTGTAAAATTCTTAAAAAATAATAAAACTGCTGTAACCTTAATAAAAGAAAGACAGGCTGGGGGTATACCAGCTAAAGACTTCTTAGATTTATTGATATTTAAAATTAAAGGAAATTCTGTTACCGACTTTAGAAGGAAGGTTCCTCCCGGCAGCGTTGCTAAATATGAGGCTGACACGCTTAGACGAGCGAGTTCATACATATTAAAGGCTGACATTAAAACTCTTCCTTTCTTTAACACAAACAATTTTGTGGGAAGACATTGTCTTTTAGTTGGTGCTCCTAATAGGATTATTGGATCTCCAATTAACCGAGAAAGAGAACAACTGCCTGAGCCTGCAATATATTCAAATGGCTATAATATTGTTGGTTACAAGCATGTGATGGAAGTGGGTCAAGCTTATTCTCAGTTTACAATGTATGCTAATGGGTATGGTGTGTTCTCGGGAGACACTATGCGAATGACCCTAGCAGAGTTATTGGATATCGATCTTACTCCTGCTAAAGCACCACCTCCAGATACCAGAGGAGTTCTTCGGAAGATGGTAGATAGAGCCTTTGAGGCTGATAGGAAAACTAGAGAAATTACTGGTGGAAAGTATGGCATCTTCAAGAGGCCAGGGGAGACGTAGGGTACTAAAATGAAGTTCGTAGTAGGTATAGTTATAAGCAATGTGGATGTTACAAGATCGGGCCAGCTACAGGTCAGATTTCCTAAGCTTTTTGATGGAAATCCACAACCAGTAACTTACACCTCTCCTTACTGCAAAATAAACTCAGGTGGCTTTATTGCAATTCCAGAGGAAAACGATCAAATTCTTGCTTTATATAACGAGGATCTTATTCCTGGTGAGTGTTTGTTTTATTACCACTCAACCATCATAAAGGGTAGGGAGTTTACCGGGAATGAAAAGCCTAATCCTAATTTCAAACCTCTTAGGAGCAGTGACTCTAAAGCTCAAATATACAATAAGAATAGTAAGCCTGCAACTCAAACGTTTACTAACCCGGTTGGGGCTGGTCTATACATTCAAAGAGACTTTTCCGAGTCCAACATAAGTAACAATGTTACTCTTAAAGCCGAGTCAGGTGACGAGATTAATCTGGGTCCCTTAGGCTTTCAAGTTAGAAATCCTCAAGGCGACTCTATTATTTTGACTGGTTCCAACCCAAATGATGGTTATGCCGCTCAATCATTTTCGGTAGAAACGGAATCTAATCAGGAGTATAAGTGTACATCCTCTGACATAACAATGAAGATCATTGATGGTGGTGACATTAACATCATAAATGATTCGACTGGGATTGTGGGTTTACAAGGTATCGGCGGTCCATGGTCTGGAAATATACGTCTAAAGAGTAAGTTTAGAAATATTGATTTAGCAGCCCTTGGAGAAGAAAGTCATGTAAATATAATTACTCAAGGAGCTACGATTCAAGTGGACAGCCAAGGCACAGTTAAAATATCCTCAGATAGTAATATACAATTTGAAAGCGCACAGAGTATCAACTTAAACGCTACTCAAGGTGTTAATATATTTGGAGGAAACGGTGTTCAAATTGGTTCCAATGG